GCGCCTGCGCCGACCTTCGTCGCAATCGCGCCATAGCCGTAGTAGCCGATTGTTACCTGTCCTGTTGCAGTTGTCTCTGCGCGTAGGCGGTATGTTGGTGACTCGTACCATGTGTACGCATCTGGATTAACGATAAGGATTGATCCATCTGTGTCAGTACCTGAAGCTGTGTTAGGTGTGACGTAGAGGTTAAGACCTGCAACGTTACCCTGTAGGGCTGTAGGTGTGACTGCTCCGCCTGCGTTCTGTGGCTGTGAAGCTGTGTAGATTGGACGACCTGCATCGTTAAGAGTCATGATGTTAGACCACTGTGAAGTGTTGACGATCATGTTACGAGCGAATGGATTTGATAGGCCAAGTGTCGCGTTATAGACAGAAGCTGCGCCACGAGCAACTACGCCGAGAAGCTCGGCTGCTGTTGGATAGGTAACTGTTGTAGTTGCATCTAGTGATGCACCTGAGATAATTGCTGCGTTGACTGCTGCATCTGTAGCCTTTGCGTATGCTGCGCCCATGTTGCGAACGAGTTCATCAAAGAATGCTGGAGATGTACGATCTAGCAATTCGACAGAGAATGTCTGTTGTCCAGCGTACTTCTTGACAGTTACTGATAAGAAATCAGATGTCATATCTGTGTCTTGGAATGCGTTACCTTGTGCAGTTTCAGCGACTGCTGGCATTGCTGTGATCTTTGGAATCTCGAAAGTCATACCTGCATCTGGCAATACTCCGCGAGTGATTGCTTCGATTGATGGACGAATAGTTGTGCCGAGAGGGTTGATGATATCTGACAACTGACGTGTTGGAACGAGTCCAGGGTTATTTACTGTGCTGTCTGCTGCGACTAGGTACTGACGAGCATCTTCATCGCCTAGTGCTGCGCGAATTGATTGCTCTGCATACTTTGCAGCTGTTAGTTCAATGCGTGGCTTTGTGTAAGCCATTGCTGTTACAGCAGGGCGAGCAGCTTCAACTGCGGCAGCCTCAACTGTAGGTGTTGCTTCGACTGCTGTGGTTTCTTCCACGACTGTCTCGCTTTCTGTTGGTTGGGTAGGTTCGACGGCTTCATCTTCTGATGCCGCTATATCGGTGACTGCCGCAGACTTAAATGCCGCTGCTTGTACCAAACTTACTTCGAGGAGTTCTGCACTCGATACATACAGCACGCCATTCTTAGGCTTGGCTGCATTGACCATGACTCCGACTGATAGACCAGTACGAAGTTCTTCTGCGGCTTCGATGAGAGCATCTGTGCCGCGTGATGACTTAGAAATCTTGAAGGAGGCATAGATACCGTCTTCTGTTTCATTAAAGAATTGAGCGCGGCCAATCGGCTGCTTAGGATCATGCTCTAGTAAGAGCTTGACTTTACTTGATTCAGCAATATTGATTGCGCCGCGCTCAAAGACTACGGCTCCGGCAGATGTCATTCCGACTTCACCATCATAGGGAACAATCTTGCCAGAGATAGTGCGCTCGGCTGCATCTGCTTTTAGTTCTGCTGAGAATGTAATCATCTCATTCATATATCATCCCATGGCTTCCGTTAGGTGTTAGGTCTGTCATGCCCATTGCTTGCTCGACAGTTATGAGCTGGAGGTCAATCATCTCGCGGATGACTGCTAGTTCTACAAGTGGATCTGTGCGTAGGTAATTTTTATCGATGTCGAATAGAACAACGTTGCCACGAGCTGTGATGTCGTCCATTGATAGACGATCCTCAATGGCTGAGATAAATGGTTGTAAAGATAGCGTGAGAAATTGCTTTCTTTCTTCAGTTACGTTCGCATAAGTCATTGTCGTGTTCTGATCTGCTGAGACGTAATAAGGCGGCACGTTGCATAGGCGAGCAATCTCAGTAGCAAGGTTCTGTATTGCCTCGTTGTACATCATGTCTTTAGGGCTAAATCCTACAGATTCATAGTTAAGAGTTGAGGTTAGGTAAGCCGTAGAACGATTTTGACGTGCTGACTTCCATGCTGAAAGTAATCCTTGCACTTCTGATGGAGGAAGATCAGCGCCTGTATTCTTAAGATAGCCAGTAGCCATAGGCGTTGCAGCTGCAACTACGCTGGCCTTCTGGACGTCCAAAGCTGCGCGAATAGTAGATGTGCCTGTGTTAAGAATGCCATCATTGAGTGACTGGAATGTAATTAGTGAGCCAAGGCCGTCCATTGGTACTGTGGTGCCATCAATGGCGTAAGACTTTACAAAGACATTATCGCGATCTAATGTTGCTGTTACGCGACTGTTAGCAATCCACTCAAAGCGAGATGGTCGCCCATCCTCCTGATATACCTCTACTACTTGCCAGAATGCTTGCCCGTAAAATAAAAGAGAGTCGACTGTGTAAGCAATAGTAACAGAACGTGGCTGATGGTAAGAAGGTTGATCTAGCCAGAGAGGGCTGCCAAGCATTTCGCCTGTTGACTTCTTATGTAGCATCAATGGGATTGTGCCAATAGTACCTGCAAGAAGATTACGGCATCTAGCTAGTGCCGGAACACCGAGAGCTTCTGTGCGTCCGACATAGGCGAACTGAAAGGGCATTGCATAGGGAGAATACTCACCTAATACCTGCGGTGCGTATTGCGCTTCTACATTGGTCTTCTGTGTTGCACCTGTAAGGCGCGAAAGGATACCCATAGACGGCAATTATACACTACATATAGTTTATTCTGTGTAGATTGCCGCTACCTGTTGTGGCTTTAATAGCATCGACACGACCATGGCAAGAGAGATCGGTGCAGATACATCGCCAGCGCTCTTACGCTTTACGATGCGCCAGCTTGAGTCGTTGGTCTTAGCCGCGCAGTTATTCATCTGCTTTATTAATTCTTCTTGCCCGTTGTGGACTACGCGACCATTGACTAGACCATCGAGCAGATCCGAACACGCCTGATAGAACTGCTGGCCTGATACATCTTGAGTGATCTGTCCGGCATTAGCCAATCTTTCAGCGATTGATTGCGTCGTGTACTTGTCAAAGCAGATCATTTTAGGTCGGTATTGATCAGCCCATCCCTTAATCTCAGCTGCTATTTTAAGGTCGTCAACCGAGACTTGCGATTCCCACGTCTGCAAGATTCCGACACCGATTTTTCCGTCACCCATAATCTGACCAGCAACGAGGCTCGCATTGCGGCGAGATGGAGATACATCGAAAGCAAAGACTGTATAGCCACCAATCGGAATCTGGAGCATGGCATCGGAGGTCGCCTCAAGAATGCCATGAGGCCATGGACTCTGTAGAGAATCAATCCATTGGCATAGAAGCTCAGTCCTAATATCTTCAATTTTATTTGTTGCAACGGCTTCCTCAAGTGACTCCTCTGTAATCGTATGGCCGAGTGCTGGATTAGCCAGCGCCCATGCATTGCGGTCTGTGATCTTGCAGTATTGCGGTGCTGAGTATTCATAGAATCCGAATGACTTAGGCGGTGCAGATAGCGCTCTTTCGCGCAGTGTATTAAGCGTCTCAGAAAAGGCGTCTCCGGCATTTGACGTTAGCAAAGTCTGAGAATTAGAACGGGCACGAGTTGTAGGGATTGCAGCTGTGTAGCCTTCTTTGCTAATTTCTCGGACTTCATCGATCCATAGAAAGTCTGCTGTGCGTCCACGAGATGAATCACGAGTATCGGATACGAGGTCGAGTGTTGCTCCATTAAGAAGCTCTATTCGCTCGCCGCCGTTCGCGTACCGGATCGCTTTAGTTCCGGCCTTCAAGTGAGGCGCATTTTCAATGATCCAAGCAATCTCACGAAAGGTCATGAGGGCAGTCGCTCGGTTAGAGGACATGATTAGATGTTTCATCTCGCCTCCATAGAACAGACCCCAAATGACTCTCATTCGTCCTAGATGTGACTTGCCGTTCTGTCGAGCTACTAACAGGAGCGTAGTCTTGCGAATGTACATGCCTTTAGTGTCAACTCGCATCATGTCGTCTAGAAGCCACCGCTGCCACGGCATAAAAGGTGTGCCTAAGTCATCTGCCATCTTAGCGATCTCATCTGAGCGTGTTTTGCCTTTGAGAAGTGGACTGTGAAGCCTTGCCTTGGTTGCCCCTCGTAGCGGCTGCTTACGAGCGCCCACTAGCTAGGACTGTCTGTGACTGGTCGGGCAGTAAAGGGCGAGTCCGGCATCGTTTTGGACTGCATCGGGTAGATATTGCCAGA